CGAGAAGATCCTGGCAACCTGGAACGTCGTGAAAAAATAACTATGTACTTCTTCTTGGCCGCGCCGTAGGATGTCCTTGTCTTGCTGAGGAGCCTCGAATGTCCATTCCCCCCAAGGCCTACCACGATCGGATCGTGCGAGGTCTTCTTGCTTACCCCCGCGTCCGCCTGATGGCGACTGGCGTCCTTGGTCCTCGGTCCTGCATGGCTACGGCTGCGGCTTCCCTTGGGCCTCAGACGAAGATCCTGGTTGTCTGCGCGACCGTGCTCAAGACGACCTGGGACCTTGAGCTGGAGCAGGCTGGCGCCGCAAAGCCGCAGCAGGTGCTGCCGGCCACACGCCTTGACGCCATGATCCCTCGCCTGAAAGGCGTCGAGTTTGATCTGCTCATTGCCGAAATCTCGACCCAGGGTACCGCCACGGCCAAGAAGCTTGGGTCTCTGATTGAGCAGTCCAAGCGTTGCTGGATCCGCGACCTCTCGCTCGGCAATAATTACGGCATCCACGAGCTGTGCGAAACGCGCGGCTTTACCGACCTCCCACTGTAAGGACTTAGACCCATGGCCAAGCCGCCGATGGACACAACCGCCAATACATCTCCGGCCGCCAAGCCGAAGAAACCTGTAATCAAGATGCCGAAGACGATCGGAGCCTGTGCCGACATGCTCTACGAGCTGCGGGCTAAGCGCTCAGCAGCTCAGAAGATCGCCGACGAACTCGAGGCTCAAGAGAAGGCCGTCAAGGAGCATATCATTCAGACGCTTCCCAAGTCTGAGGCCTCGGGCGTGGCCGGCAAGGTGGCCAGAGTCACGGTTGTCACGAAGGATGTCCCGCAGGTCGAGAACTGGGACGACTTTTACAAGCACGTCAAGAAGACAGGCTCGTTCGACCTCATGCAACGCCGGTTGGCCGACACCGCCGTCAAAGAGCGCTGGGACGCCGGCAAGCAAGTCCCTGGCGTGAAGGTCTTTCATGCCGTCTCCGTTTCCCTGAACAAGCTGTAGGACGACATGATGGCTAAATACACTGTCACTGACAAGAACGGTCTCGTATCTGAGGTCGAGGCTGACACGTGCTACGAGTGTGGAGGAGATCTTATGCTGCGCGTCGGCGAGAGAGGCAAAAGCGAGCTGGCCGCCCAGTGGCCCGTCGGGATGTGGATTTCAGTGGTCAAGACCGCGGAGACCAAGTCCTCTGACGAGGTCATCAAGCCCTCGGTCGCAGAGATCCAATCTGGCCTGACGCGCGTCAGAGCTGCTGAAAACTTGATACTGCAGCTTCCGTCTGACCACGGCGGTCGTACCACGTGGCTCTTGAACTACGGTACTGGGCCTCAAGCTGTCGCTCTTCGAGCCCGCCGAGGCATCAAGTTTGACGACGAAACCCTTAGCGCGGAGACCGTGTCGTGAAGATCATCAATCCGTCGACCGAGATCCTGACTGCCACGCCTGACTTAGAGCTGACCATTGAGCTGGCTGGTCGGGTCTGCTACAAGTCAGAGGATCGGATCACCGGGGACTCAGCCGCGAAGCTCATTGCTCGTCTTGCTGGGAGCAAGCACGAGTCAGTCTTGGAGCATGGGTCGATCACCGTCCGGTTCATCTGTGACCGCGGGGTCTCTCACGAACTGGTTCGGCACCGTATCGCTAGTTTCTCACAGGAGAGCACGCGATACTGCAACTACGGCAAGGACAAGTTCAACAACGAGATCACGCTGATCCAACCTCTGCTTGGCCACGATCCGTCCTTGGAACGAGGGCGAGCCTGGCTTGACGCCTGCCGGGCTGCAGAGTCGGCGTATTTTGAGCTTCTTGACATGGGCGCCTCCACACAAGAAGCCAGGTCTGTGCTGCCCAACAGCCTCAAGACCGAGGTAATCATGACCGCCAATCCACGTGAGTGGCGTCACGTCTTCAAACTGCGTTGCGCCGAAACTGCCCATCCGCAGATGCGTGAGCTGATGATCCCGCTCCGTGAAAAGTTCCAGCAATTTTGGCCGGCGCTGTTCAGCGACCTTTAGGCCAGGAAGGTCAGGCCCACCCCAGGATATAAAGCACTCTGAAACGGGCCACCCTCGATCAAAGCTAAGAAGGAAGTCACACATGACACGCGCCCCGAAAACCACTGGTACCGCCGTCGCGAACTGGGATGAAGAGCTGGCGAAGCTGGCTCAACTCTCGGCCGGCATGGAAGAAAGCACCGCCTCTGGTCAGTTCTTCTCGCTGAAGAGCGGCCAGTTGTCGTTCAACGATACCCCGCTGCCCGGCAATGAAATGGCGGTTGTCATCCTCGACTCGGTCCTGGAAAACGTTTACTACGAGGGCGACTATGACTCCGATGAGCCTCAGTCGCCGACCTGCTTCGCGTTCGGCCGCGACGAGAAGTCCATTTGCCCGCACACGACTGTCGTTGAGCACGGCAGCGCCCAGTCCGAGCAGTGCCAAGGTTGCCCGCAGAACGAGTGGGGCTCCGCGAACAAAGGTCGCGGCAAGGCTTGCCGCAACACTCGGCGTCTGGGCATGATCCCGGCTGGTGTTTTCAAGAACGGCAAGTTCGATGCTGTCAAGGACGTGGCCCACTACGAGTCGGCCGGCGTCGGCTATATGAAGTTGCCTGTGACCTCGGTCAAGGGTTATGCGGCGTTCGTCAAGCAGCTTCAAGCCAGTCTCAGTCGCCCGCCTTTGGGTGTCTTCACCAAGGTACAGGTGGTGCCGGACTCCAACACCCAGTTCAAGGTCCTGTTCACCGCTATCGACACCGTGCCGGCCAACCTGCTGCCGACGCTCTTGGCTCGCCACAATGAGGTCAAGGGTTTGATCGAGTCTCCTTACAGCTTGGCTGAAGAAGCTCCGGCCAAGCCTGCTCGTGGTCGGGCCAAGCCGGCGGCCAAGAAGCCCGCAGCTCGCGGCGGCAAGTACTAAGAAAAACACGGCCCGGGTCTTCATGACTCGGGCCCTCTACCTCCTGGAGCTGCCATGACCTTTACTACCTGGATGGAACTGAACGCCAAGATGCAAACGGCCACGGAGGAAGACTGTGTGTCGTTGCTGAAGGCCGAGAAGGAAGGCCGCAAGCGAAAGCAGTTCTTGCTGCGGATCCACTCACGGCTGAACCGGTTGCGGGCCGCGCGTGAGCGGTCTGAGTTGGTGGCCATTGCAGAACTGGGTTAGTCATGAGGAAGCCAAAGATCCCAAACCCGGTCACGGTCGACTTTGAAACCTTTGGCATCGAAGGTCGGCCAAAGTACCCACCAATTCCTGTGGGCGTCTCCATTAAATACAAGGGCATGAAGGCCAAGTACTATGCCTGGGGCCACGCCACGAACAACAACTCCTCATACGCAGAGGCTCGCGAAGCCTTAGAGAAGGCCTGGGCGCATCCCGATGGTGTGTTATTCCACAATTGCAAGTTCGACGTGGACGTGGCCGTCACTCACATGGACCTGCCTGAGCTGCCGTGGGACAAGTACCACGACACCATGTTTCTGGTGTTCTTGGATGATCCAAACCAGATCGAGCTGGGACTGAAGCCATCGGCCACGAGACTCTTGAACATGCCTCCCGATGAGCAAGACGCCGTGGCTGATTGGTTGGTTGAGCACCAGCCGTTGAGCCATGTCGGGGTCAAGATCGGTCGTGGGAAGTCGTCAAAGGAGCCTTACGGAAAGTACATCGCCTTCGCTCCTGGCGACATCGTGGGCAAGTACGCCGACGGTGACGTTATCCGCACCGAGAGGATCTTCGAGAAACTCTGGCCTTCGATCGTTGAGCGTGGGATGCTGAAGGCCTATGACCGGGAACGTGAACTTGCCATGATCCTCTTGGACATGGAGCGGCAGGGCATCAGGCTTGATCTAAAGCGCCTCAGGTCAGACGTGGCCATGTACTCTAAGACGATGGTGGAGCTCGAGACCTATATCCGCAAATCTCTCAAGGCACCAGACCTGAACATAGACGCAGGCGCTCAGTTGATCGACGCCCTGATCGCGGCTGGTAAGTCGAACCCTGATGAGCTGGAGCTGACGCCTACAGGCAAGTACAAGTCCGACAAGACAGCCATGGCCAATGGCTGCCACGATAAGACTTTGGCGGCTGTGCTCAAGTACAGGTCTCAGCTGAAGACCTGCCTGAACACGTTTATGAAGAGCTGGTTGGCCACGGCCGAGGCCTCTGGCGGGTTTATCTTCACCAGTTGGAACCAAACCAAGTCTGCTGAGGGCTCAGGAGCCATCGGTACGCGTACTGGCCGTCTGTCGTCTACCCCGAACTTTCAGAACATCCCAAAAGAGTTCGCGGCGATCTTTGCCCACGACGAGAAGGACCTAAAGAAGGCCAAGCTCTTGCCGAAATGCCCCTTTAAGGGTGGCCTCCCGCCACTGCCCTTGGTGCGAAGCTACATCATCCCGTACGCTGACGGCGACGTGCTGATCGACCGTGACTTCAGCCAGCAAGAGATCAGGATCCTTGGTCACTTTGAAGGTGGCGTATTACTCGACAGTTATCTTGAAAACCCATGGCTTGACGTGCATGATCATGCGCGAGCCATGATCAACAAGATGCTCAATAAAGATTACGGCCGAAAGCCGATCAAGAATACGGGCTTCGGGCTTATCTACGGCATGGGGATCGGCAAACTGGCGGCTAAATCTGAAATTTCTGTAGAGGCTGCAAAAGAAGTTAAGGAAGCGTATCTCGCAATTTTCCCAGGCCTTCGAGACATGTATAAGGACATGAAGCACAGGTCAAAAACAAATGTGCCGATCCGCACGTGGGGAGGCCGTGAATATTACTGTGAGCCTCCTAAACTCATCGATGGCCGACTTCAAACCTTCGACTATAAGATGATAAACACGCTCGTGCAGGGCTCTGCTGCTGATTGCACCAAAGAGTCGCTCATCATGTATTACAGAACAAAACCCAGACACCATCGACTCCTATTGCAGGTCCACGATCAACTGACAGCTTCTATACCGAGAAATGAGATTGAGACTGGGATGGAGATCTTAAGGGGTGCAATGGAAGGAGTAGAGTTTGATGTCGCGATGTTGAGTGAGGGATCAATTTCATACCAGAACTGGGCAACGCTTAAAGACTACGATGCCCACGGCGTGCGTGTATGAAAGCGTTCAACCCTAAGCCCTGCGCCGTTTGTGGCCAGATATACATTCCAAGAGGCGCATGTTCAAAATATTGCAGTCTTGCTTGTCATGGCACGGTTTGGACACGCGAACGGAAGAGCAAAATCACGTACGACTCACTCGTCAGGCGTGGTGTGATTAAGCAACCGGGTGTAGGAACCGGCCATGGACAAGGTCTTGGCCCAACGCACCACAGCTTTAAGAAGGACGCGTGGCACCGTTATCGGGATTATAGAAAAGATGCTTGTGAGCGGTGCGGGAGTGTGAGGTTTCTCTGTGTGCATCACAAGGACCATGATAGTCAGAACAACGATCCGAAGAACTTTGAGACTCTGTGTAAGAGTTGCCACCAAAAGGAACACAGGTCTCACCTTAACTTTAATCAAAAGGAAAGCCAGTAAATGCCTCCCATCATTAAGAAGATCACGTCTTGGTCGTTCAGCCGGTACAGCGCCTATGTAGGCTGCGCTTTCAAGGCCAAGCTGAAGTTCATCGACAAGCTGCCTGAACCTGGAAATGACGCCATGGCCCGCGGATCGGCGATCGGCAAGATGGCAGAAGATTACGTCAAGGGGGCGATCGCGCGGCTCCCCAAAGAGCTGAAGGCCTTCGAAGCCGAGTTCAAGAAGCTGAAGGCCATGTACAAAAAAGGCTCGAAGCTGCTTCCCATGACAGTGGAAGACACCTGGGCCTTTCGTGCTGACTGGACCCAGACGGTCTGGAACGACTGGAATGGCTGCCGAGCCAGGATCAAGATCGACGTCGGCCATTTTGAGGACGAGAACACCTATGTCGTGACTGACTGGAAGACTGGCAAGTTCCGCCCTGAGAAGAACGCCGAGTACCTGGAGCAGCTCGAGCTCTACGCTCTTGGGGCTCTTCTTAAGTACGAGGCCATGGACCTGACGATCAAGGTGCGACTGGGCTACCTCGACCAAGGGATCATGTACACGGGCGAGGGTGACACTGAACTGACCTACACCCTGAAGGATCTGCCTGGGCTTAAGAAGCTGTGGGAGAAGCGCACGAAGCCGATGCTGGCCGACACGCGCTTCGCCCCGAAGCCGAGCAATCTGTGCCGCTGGTGCCACTTTGGCCAGAGTGGCGTGGCCAACGGCGGGCCCGGGCGCTGCAAATTCTGAGGAGGTCAAGATGGAATATAACGTCTGCCGCGCCACCACACTGGTGGTACTGGTGTCCAAGGTGAACGAGTGGATCGGTAAGGGCTGGAAACCTCAGGGAGGCGTTTCAGTAGACGCTGGCAGCGGCATGACGCAGTATAGCCAGGCTATTGTAAAGCGCAAGGAGCGACACGCTGTGGAGATATTAGACGAAGGCGATCCTTGCCCTGCGTGTAACATTGGAAGCATGCAGTTTCCTCCGGTGGAGAACTGCAGTTTCCTCATCGCGCCTCCTTGTAGCGCGTGCGTTGATAATGCCTTGCGCTGCGACAATCCTGACTGCGGTTACACTGAAGGGGACGAGATATGATCGACGTTATGGTTGACCTTGAAACGGTCGGCAACAAGCCTGGGTGCGGGATCCTCTCAATTGGCGCCGTGTTCTTCGACGCCAAGGCCGGAGAGCTCGGGGCTGAGCACTACGAGGTCGTGCGCCTCAGCACTTGCGAGGCCGTCGGCCTGGTCAGCGACCAGAGCACGTTAGATTGGTGGGCTGGCCAGTCTCCTGAGGCTCGTCAGGTGCTGACTCAGGCCGGCAAGAAGAGTGGGAATGTCGAGTTTACCAAGGCCCTTGAGAACTTCGACAAGTTCTTGGCGCCGGCCGGTAGGCGATCAGTGCGGGTCTGGGGGAACGGCTCGGACTTCGATAACGCCATTCTGGCTGTGGCCTACGGCAAGGCCGGAGTTCAGCAGGGCTGGGAGTTCTGGAATAACCGCTGCTACCGGACCTTGAAGGGCTTCGTCCCTCAGCTCAAAGCTGTCCGCACTGGCACCTACCACAATGCTCTGGACGACGCCAAAACCCAGGCTGTTCACGCCTGCCAGCTGCTCAAGCACTTGAAGCTGGTGTAGCATGACAGAGCATACATTCAGGGCGGATATTCGCCCAGGATCCAAGGTCCTGATCGATGGTCACAAGGACATGGAGGCCAAAGTGCTGTGCGTAGCCTTTTACATGGACTACTCAGCGGCCTCTGTAACCTGGTGCTCGAATGGGTCGGTTGTTGAGCAGTGGTTCGACACATGACGGCTGCATAAGGTCTGACCATGAGGCTACTCGAGTCAGATATTGAGCGCAAGGTCTGCCGAGAAGCCCTCAAGCTGGGGGTGCTGAGTTGGAAATTGACGATCTTGGGTGAGACAGGCATCCCTGATCGTCTTTTTCTCATTCCAGGTGGTAGGCCACTGCTCATTGAATTTAAGCGGCCTGGCGAAGAGCCGAGGCCTAAGCAGACACACTGGCACGAGCTTCTGACCAAGCTCGGCTACGACGTAGAGGTTCATGATGGCGTTGAAACTGCTCTCCGAGCTATTATCCGTGCCCTGGAAACCGCACAATTACCAAAAGAAGGCGATGAAGTTCCTTCTCGAGCACGCCTGCGCCGCGCTGTTTCTCGACCCAGGACTGGGCAAGACTAGCATCACCCTGGGGGCCTTCAAGGTCCTCAGGAAAAAAGGCGTCGCCAGCCGAGCGCTGCTAGTCGCCCCACTGCGGGTCTGCTATTCTGTGTGGCCACGCGAGACTCAGAAGTGGACAGACTTCAAGGATATCAAGGTAAAGATCCTCCACGGGAAGAACAAGAACGACTTGCTTCAGGAACTGCTTGACGAGGAGGATGTGGCCGACGTCTACGTGATCAACCCAGAGGGCTTGGAATGGCTGCTCGACGTCACAAAGACCAAGGGGCGAACTGGAAAGACCAAGGTCGAGGTCAACCTGGCGCGGTTCAAAAAGCTGGGTTTTGACACGCTGATCATCGATGAACTGTCGAAGTTCAAGCACACCACCTCAAATCGGTTCAAGGCCTTGAAGTGCATTCTCCATACCTTTTCACGTCGCTGGGGCTTGACTGGGTCACCAGCGCCGAATGGCTTGATGGACTTGTTTGGTCAGTGCTTTATCCTCGACCAGGGGAACGCGCTGGGTCAATACATCACTCACTACCGGTCGAAGTACTTTCTGCCAAGCTACGATGGGTTCGGGTGGATTCTTCAAGAGGGCGCAGACCAGCTGATCTATAAGCGGTTGGCTCCGCTGGCCTTGCGCATGGCGGCAGAGGACTATCTCGACATGCCGGCCTTGGTGACGAACGACATCTTCGTCGATCTACCTGACTCGGTGCGAGAACTCTATGACCACTTAGAGGACGACCTGATTGCGAAGCTTGACGAGCGGACCATCACTGCTGCCACGGCAGCAGTAGCCTCGGTCAAGTGCCGCCAAGTGGCCAACGGCGGGATCTATCTCGAGCCTGACATCCTTAAGCTCCTGAAGAAGCAGAAGTCAGATCGTGAGTGGGTTAACCTCCACGACGCCAAGACCGATGTTTTGGAAGAACTGATCGAGGAGCTGCAAGGGTCGCCACTCCTGGTGGCCTATGACTTTGCCCATGACCTTGACCGCCTAAAGGCCAGGTTTGGTAAGGACATTCCTATCATCGGTGGCAGAGGCGGGAAGGCCTCAGACACGGGCAAGCTGATCGATAAGTGGAATGCCGGCGACCTGCCTTACCTGTTTGCACACCCTCAGTCAGCCGCCCACGGGTTGGATGGCCTGCAGTTCGTGGGTAACCACGTGTGCTGGCACTCACTGACCTGGGACTACGAGCTGTATGACCAGTTCATCCGCCGCGTGCTTCGGCAGGGGAGCAAGAGCAAGCGAGTGTTCAACCATCGGATCATTGCCAGGGACACGGTTGACGAGCGGATTGCGTTTGACTCGCTAGGAGGCAAGAAGAAGGGGCAGCAAGCGCTATTCGAGGCCTTGAAAAAGTTGGGCCGAGGCAGAAAATAGGTATTTACAACGGCGGATAGGAGCACTAAGATGCTTCTATCAACGCCACTGAGGAGTGAAGATCATGGCACGCAAACAGCTGAAAACTGACAAGCGCTACATCGCCATGCAGATGATGGCCACGATAGGTTGGGACCCTAAAAATCCGAACGGCTATGGTCCTTGTGCCTTCCCTCGCGATGAATTTCTTGAGATCGATGCGCAGATTGATTATGATCTGTCTCACCCTCTCGTGTTTCCTAG